ATGAATGACTTACCTACGCCCCGGAAAGCTTGAATGGCTATCTTTGTAGGGCCGTTCTGAAGGTAGTTAGCTATGTCGTACTGGATTGGAGTAGGGTCTGGCAGAGAAATATGTTTCCAGACGAGGTAAAGGAATAAACGGAAATCTTTTTTGAGAGGGTCTTTGTCTTCCAATGTGTCCTACACCTTACAATTCGTCAGCGTAGGACATGTCTCTGTCCGAGTACGGTAACCCATCGGGACCAATCACGTATTTATTTCCGTACATGTCGTATTCAACGTTAGGGTCGTCGTAGTTCACAGGAGGAGACTTTGGTTTACTTTTACTTTTACTTTTTGGTGTTATCGCCATCGGCTTTGCTGGCTTAACGTCAGCCTTCTTTATGTTCATTTTGCTCATCATGGCTTTATCAGCCCTGAAGAAATCAGCGGCGTTGTCTTGGTCACCCCAGTTTATATCAGAGCCGCTCACCACTGCATCATTTGTAGATTGTATGTCGGAAGGAGATACGTCTCCTGCCATTTTTGACATGTCTACACACATTAGCACTTCCACCTTCTCATTGATGCTCTGGCACGCTCAGCGTTCTTAGATTTCTTCACTATGCCAAGCATACGTTTACAGAAGGAGCGCTTGCGGCCTTTGTCAGCTTTTGTTTTCGGGTTTGGTGCAGGAGGCTTAAGGTTAGAGCCAGTCTCTCTGTTGTACTTGGCTCGGCCTTTAGCAGTCAGTCCTGCTCCTTGTTTGGTCGGGAGTTTTTCTCCACGTCTGATAGATAGGCTTGTCAGTTTGCATACTCCTCTTTGTCTGCATTAAAAAGCTCCTCCCGGTGGTAGCAGCGCGTCGTTTTCCTTCTTAGCTGCCTTCTGTATTTCAGTAAGAGCTTTACGCATGCGTTTGGAAGCATTAGCATTTAAAAATTTTGAGTATTCTTTTGCTTGTCTGATCTGCATGTTATTAATAGAACTCTTATCTTTTTTATTAAGATCACCTATTGCTTCTACGGGTCCATAGTATTTTAACATTAGCATACGAGCTGCCAACTCGTGGTTACTCATTTGCGTATTCTCTTTTCCTACTTTAGCAGCAGTTAAGTTTAAGAATTTAATTGTGTCATCTGACAGCAATCCGTTTTTAATTAGAGTGCTTATACCTCTGTGTGTGCTTTCGTGGACTGCCGTGTAGCGATCTGCGCCCGAATCCCATATATAATCTTTGCTAGGATTATATGTTCCTGCCGTGAGAATCTCATAACCTGCTAAAGTTTTTCTATCTGTGTCTAAAATTCTAGATGGATCAAACCCTAATTTAGCTATTGGATTGTTTTGAACAGCAAGGTATGTCTCCATTAACCTTTTACTTGTTTCTGGCTTTATTGGAGTTCCCTTTAACTTCTCAAAATCATAGTCTCCCCTTCTTATAGCTTGTGACACATTATGTGTTGCTGCTAGATGTCCTTCCAGATATTTAGTATTCTGCTCTTTGGCATAATCAGGGTTAACATACTTGTGTATGGGATCAAGATAGCTTTCATGATCTTTAATAGCCATATCTACGCTATTCTGATTAGGCCAATTTTTTGTAGGGTTGGGAGCGAAGGGGTTCTCTTGTGTTTGTCCTGTACACATTAGTTTGCATACTCCCCTTCGTCCTCAAACTTGGGCAGAGAGTCCATCAAAGCCTTAAGTGGCGACTCTTCAGTCAGGATAGCCTCAATGCCGTTGTTCTGGAGCAGCTTGATTGCAGCGTTCAGCTCAGCAGGGGAAGCATCCCCGGCCCTAACACGACGCAGGAGGTCTGTAGTCACAGCCTCGTGGAGCTGGCCTAGCAGCTCTTCGCTCGCTCTAGTCTTGTTCATCAGCGTGGTCCTATAGCTAACCACGGGGCAGCTTTAGCTAACAAAGCGCCCACTACGGACGAGAAGCCAGCGACAAGCATTAGCGTCTTCCAGCCACCTTTTGCTTGAGCAAGCGTGTCTCTAATAATTCTTAAATCGTCTTTTACTAAGTCTAAGTCTTTGCGTAAGTGATTAAGCTCTGCTTCTAAGACAGCTACTTCTACTGCTACTTCTTTTTCCAATTTGCCATGCCCTTTTCTACGGTGCGAGCTAGCATGTAGCCGCCAATACCGACGCTAACCAAGTTCCACAAACTAGCTGGAACTCCACCAAGGGCAGTCAGCGTAGCAGTCTGCAAGTTAAAGATGGGAGATAGAACTACCCATGTGATCATTCCGAGTGACCACAAGACCACAATTGGCCTAGCTGACCGTGTAAGCCAGCTTTCAGAAGCAGCATCTGCTGCCATAGTGTCCTTCATGGCAGACATAATGGCTGTCTGATTCTCTAGGAGGGTCTTTGTCAGCTCCTCCTTCGCCTTTGCACGGGCGTTGACATCAGGTATCAGCCTGTCAACCACAGGAAGGACAAGCTTGATGATGTCTAAGATCATTTTTTGAATGCCCTAATGAATATGTTAACGAGTTTAAAAAGTATGGATATGAGTTTACCCGGCGGGGGTTCGACTACATCTGAATCGTTGGGGTTGTTAGTCCGTGTGATTGTGTCTTTGGCACTGTTTTCAGGCCGTTTAACCTTTGCGTAGCCAAAAGCATCCTCAAAATCGCCTTGGAATAGCGCCGCCTCACTCTGTCTACGCCGAGTTAGCCCCCGAAGAACTCTACCACCGCCTCGATTCCACCGAAGAAGCTGAGCTGGTACATCATCTTTGTTCCCAGCGTTCAGTCTTTTCCATAAAGTCGCAGACGCAGGTCCACCAGTGTTGAACGCCCAGCTAACCAGAGCGTCGAACTCGTGTTGAGCTAGTGGAACGTGTGCCATGCGTGATACGTGCTTCTCAAACGACTCCAAATCGAGCGCTAGCACCTCGTCACACTTAGCTCTGTCCCAGATGTCTCCTGCTTTAAAGCGAGGTTCGTGTTGATTGGTGTGTCCGTAGCCTATGGTCAGCACCCCGACTCCATCATCATATGTGGTGAAGTAGCCGGGGCGACCTTTAACAGCTTTGTGACAACCTTCGAATGCCTTTACTATTGCAAGGCCGTCAGAGCTGGTCTTCATTAGATGAATAAAGCTCCTATAACGGCTGCAACAGCAAGAGCCAATGCGAAGTCTGGGTGGTGTTCAATCTTTTCAATTACTCTGTCGTAAAAAGTCATTACAGTATCGTAAGCTTCTTTTAACTTCGTTAGCATTTGTTTCACTCTATTATTCACAAACTACGTCTTAGTTTGCAAAATTGATTGTTACATATTGTCTAGTACAAACTTCAGCTCATCAACGCCGGGAGCAGCGTCAATGTCAATTTGTATCTGTGCGTACTTGTCTCTGATAGCCTGACGAGATGCTTCAGCTTCAGTAGCATCATCGCCGGGTATCTGCTTCATTATGATATCGTCATACGGTTTAAATTCTTGAGACCGTTTCGCTCGCCTCTTATCGTGAGCAACGTTACGGGCCTTATCTATATTGATGGTGATCAAGGTGTATACTCCCAAGCAGCACGAAATGTCCTGTCGGAGGGTACGTCTGCTACATCAACAATTTGAAAGGGCTTACCATCTGGTACGTCCTTGGCTGCGATCTCATCAATCGTCAGGCCACAGTCAGGCGCTGGAACAATTACAGCAACGCCTCCGTCATCGGTTGGATATATGATACGTTGGTTCATTTAATTACTCCTATTCAAACGCGCTGGCATAGACGTATTCTGGGTCGGATGGGGCTATGCCCATCCAGCTATCAGCAATGGTTACGAAGCGGAAAGAAGATGTAGTAGGCGCTGATTTCTGTATTATACTGCTACCCCAAAAAGCGTTTGGTTGCACCGTGTAAGCGTAATACCATGAACCTGTACCAGCATTATAATAATACGGTGCAGCGGCCAAAGACTGCCCATAATCCGCACTCGACATTGCACTTGTAAGATTTACGGTATAATCACCAACACCATTATCCGTAATACTACTGACGTTACTGCTATCTCGAATAGAGACAGTACCTTGGCCGTTGAAGTTTACCCATGCCTCAATAGAAGCAGCGCCACCGGCTGCTGAAGTCTGCGTTGTACCATCAGGGAATGTGAGGCTACCTCCTGATGCGATGGATATGCCGGAACTGTCGATACGCGCACGTTCAGTGCTGCTTGTTTGGAAAACTATGTCAGCAGCTTCTTGGTTAATGATATAAAAGTCGCCCGTGCCACGGTGATTTAGTTGACTGCTTGCATTCGCCCCGGTATTGCTGCGAATAATTCTCAGTCCATAATCGCTGTATGTAGTGTCACCAACTAGGTCTATATAACTAAAACCGTCTCCAGTTCGGCCAGCACCTATTTCCAAGCGAGTTGAGTCTGTAGAACCATTGGCGGGTACAATGTCCACACCCGTACCCCTGATGAAACCGTTGACATGCAGTTTATCTGCGGGGGTCGTACCAATACCAACATTGCCGCTGCTGTCGATATGCATCTTTTCAGAGAAAGAAGTACCTGCCCCCTTGTCAGTCGTGGCTATACGCAAGTCGGACTGATAAATATCAAAATTCCAGTCAACAGTGCTATTTGTAGCGCCACGAAATTTTACTTCTGCGCCCTCATTCGCACTGTCTACCGGTCCAATATCCAGTTTTGTTACAGGATCTGTACCAATACCGACGTTGCCTGTCGAAGAACTTATTGAAAGTCTATCGGTAAGAGTTGGTTGTGTGCCTACACCAAATGACAAATAACCTGTGGTCCTGTTGTAGTGTATGCGGGCTGAACTTTCGCTTGTGTATCTAGAACCCAGCTCCATATACGAGTCAGCGCCTGTTCCCACATCAAAGCGAAAGCCATCTTGATCGTTGATCTGGAATTTTGTTGTAGGTGTCGTACCAATACCGACATTGCCCCCACTCACAAGCAACTGGTTCGTCCCAACCGTCAGCCCGCTTGACGGGAGGTTGAGCGTGCCGGTCATTGTGTCGCCAGCAAGGTTTACAGGAGTGTAAGCAAACGTAGTTCCTGCTTCTGCTAGAAGCTCCCAGTAGGTATTGGAGACAGTCGGTAACGTTGGTGGAGCATTACCTGTGCCGCCTAGAATAGCAATCCACGACGATCCGCTTTCTTCAACAACGTCATCTACTGCATACGTCGTTCCAGACGAGTAAGCGCCTCGCCATTGCAGACCTTTATCGCCTTGTGGTCCTTGCGGACCTTGTGCTCCGTCTGCACCGGTTGCACCAGTAGGCCCGGTTGGTCCCTGCGGACCAGTAGCTCCAGTCGCTCCTTGCGGGCCGGTAGCACCTTGTGGGCCTGTAGCTCCAGTCGCACCAGTTGCGCCTTGCGCTCCCTGCGCACCTGTTGGACCTTGTGGACCAACGCCAAACGATAGACCGCTTGACCAATCACCAGACGTAGCGCTTTCCTTGAAGTAAATGTAGCCAGTGTCAGACGCTAGATACGAGAAGTTTGCAGCTTCTGCATCGTAGGTGGACCTGTTAGAATAGTCTCCAACTGCATCGGGCGTAAAGTCAGCACCTGTAGCTCCTGTTGGCCCTTGTGGACCTGTAGGCCCAGTGGCTCCAGTTGCACCCGTCGGACCTGCTGGGCCAGTAGCGCCAGTTGCGCCCGCTGCGCCGGTAGCTCCAGTTGCACCAGTAGCACCCGTTGCGCCAGTCGGACCAGTCAGCCCTTGGTCACCTTTCGCTCCAGTTGGGCCTTCTGGACCTTGTGGGCCTGTAGCGCCCGTTGGACCGGCTGGACCTTGTGGACCTGTTAGACCTATTGGCCCTTGTGGTCCTGTATCACCCGTTGCCCCAGTTGGACCGGGTGTTGTTGCAACAGTGTCAACGTAGGCTTTATTAGCTGCATCAGTAGTCGCAGTAGGGGTGGCTACGTTTATTATCTTCTGGTTCTCTGCATCCCAATCGAGCGCAGCATCTCGTCCAATAGATTGACCAGAAGTGTCTACAGCTTCCTGCATTCCGTAAAGGAGCTGATCAACCGTAGTATTGAGCTGACCACCTGTTACAGGAGCGCCGTTAGAGTAAGTGACCTTAGCTGATGCTAGATCGGTCTCACGGCTGATCTCCACCGAGTCACCCGATGCAAGCACCGGGCTAACTCTGATTGTGGATGGGTTTACGAATGAATAGGTATAAGAACCACTACCAGCAAATGAGACAATGACTTCATCCTCGCTCTGATAACTGAACGGGACGCTAAAGTCGGTAGTGGCTCCATTACCTGAGTAGTTAACGTAAGTGTTATAAAAAGCCATTGTTTTCCTTATTGATTAATTACGTCCTGACTGCGATCCAAAAAGTAAAGAGTCAATCTGATTTTGGCGTGTTTGTTTTATTCCTTCAACGATGCGTGCGTCATTTTGCATTGCGTATTTAACAGCTTCGTTCCAGACACGGTTCATGTGTTCTCTATAAATCTGATCTTTGTATTTAACATTTTGACCAGATACCTTTCGAGGTTTAGGAGGAAGCTTTTCGTAGTTCTTCATTATACTGTAAGCTTGTTGTGGCCAGTATTTATTAAAGAACTCCATAGCTTTGTTATATACAGTGGTTGACTTATCCGCTGTAAGCATTTCACGCATATCCTTATCTTCCAGTCCCCACGATTTAGGAAATTTTGGAGACGGAACAAACACTTTTCCAGTATTAAAAGACATGGCGTCTACTTGCTTTAAGGTCCAAGCGTCTCGTTTGCTGTATCCTTTATAAGCTTCTGATCGTATATCTATCCCAAAGTAGCCAAGCGTGCCTTGAGTAATGTAGCTTCTACGATTACCAAGAGCATCGTATTGATGCGTAATCAAATCGCTGTTAGGGTCTAATATGTTAGAAAAAGCCTGAGCTAATGTGCGAGGCTCGTTAGCAACATCTTGTCCCTCGCCAAAGTATCTAATAGCACGTCTAGCAGTATTTGGAACATACATTTGTGCTTTTGATGCCAGCCATTTGTACACAGGGACCAGCTTACTTTTTTCCTCTGACATCAACCCTTCACTTAATTTAGCTAAGTCGCCAGCTCCTTGAACAAGATTTGCATCTCGGACTGCATTAAGTGTAGCAAACAGTCCGCTATACAGAGTCCTTGATACTGTTAAAGGATCGCCTTGAGGACGATCAGGAACATATCTTTGAGTAGCTACTATGAATTGATTTCGTTCAAAGAAGTTTGTAAGGATTTTTAAGGGAGTAGCAAACGGATCAAGATTACGATAGCTAATCCATTTATCCCACACGCGAATAGAATACGGACGCCAATCTGGTCGATCCTGTCCGGTTCGCTCAAGTTTGTAATCTCCTGTCCCTCCAGCTCCGGTAATCAGACCGTTAGCATAAGCTACAGAGATTCCCATACCAAAGCCATAAGATAGAAGCATTTCTCCACGTGCAATAGCTTCTCTAACTGGGCCGTTTTTACCCATCAAATCTTTGTGGAATTTGCCGCCAGTTACTATATTACTCAACACGTTTAGACCGGGCGTAGCGCGTATACCTGCTTCAAACACTCGAATAGGTGTTCTCCAGAATAGGTTGGTAACAAGTTTGAGAGCTGGTTGTTCTCTTAGGTTTCTTTCCCATCCTTTTGCCGCAGCAGAAAGAGGATTGTCACCAGAAAACTCAAGCCTAAAAACCATGTCGTTTGCAAAATGAATACCGTGTTCATCAACAGCTCTACGAAAACGATCTTTGTTCTTCATTACAAACTCACGCGCCCACTCTTTAGCTGCATCGCCTCGCAATCCCCGCCGTAGTGCAGCCATGCGAGCCTGTCCAACGACTGTTTGATCAATCGTTGTGTTCAGTGCTTTTTTATCAAAATCTAGAAGAGCAGCTTTTATCTCGGCCTTGACCGGTCTGCCTGCTTTCTGCGCTCTAACAACAGCTTCAGCGGCTAACTCTCCTTCTTTCCAGCCACGATAAACAGCCATTTGAATAGCTTCGTCGGAAGCAGCTAGAAATTTGTAAAAGAAGTTAATGAAATGATGCTCGAATCCTTGGTAAGAAACATTCCTCTTCATCAGGTCTGTTCCTCTAAGATTACGTTCTAGCCACTGAGATTCAGTTCCTGTGAAGAAAGACTGTCCCATTTCAAAGGAAAGTTTTCCAGCTTGCAAAGCGGCACGTATACCCCGAAGGTAACCCATATACGTCTGAGTCATCTGTTTGAATGCTGCGTAGCTTAGTGTGCCATTTCCTAAAAAACTTAGCGCAGGGCTGATAATCATTCTATAGGAGTTAGAGACTATGTTAATAATCGTTGAGGATGGGCCTAGAACAAGACCACCAGCAGCGTTAGCAGCGTTCTGCATAAAAACATAACTTATCCTGTCAGGTTTCTTAGACCCCTCTAGAATCGCCAATGCGTCTTTCTGCGCTCTAAGCTCCGCTATGCTCTCAAATATGTCGATTGCCCTATCCATGTTAGCTGGATCGTTCATATCTCCTAGCTCTGCTAACTCTAACTTTAACTTACTAATGTCAAAATCGTTAGTATACTGAGCAGTTTTTAGTTCTAACTGCTTGAAGAACTCGGTTTCGGCTTTGAGATAATCGTCAGCGACTGATGGATTTAATCCCATTTCTTTTGCTATTTCAGATACGTTCAGGTCTCTGTTAGCACCTTTCAACGTGCGAAGTCTATTCTGCACCACGTCTCTACCAGCAGAGCTAGAGAGCTGATTGGTAATGGGCTGAATACGAGACAGAACGTCATCCGCTAGCATACTTTTCTTGACTTCGGCTTCAATAATAGGAGCGCCAGCGTTGGTTTTCTGTAGCTCGTTTATCTTGTCAAGCTGTGCTTTCTTGTAGGCAACTAAAAGATTCTCCGCTTCAATAGCAGCAGATTGTATACCTTGAAACTCAGGATCAGTGTTACGGAGTTTCGCTATCTGCCTAGCTAGCTCATCTGCATCTTTTCCAGTCATGTTTGCAAAAGCGCGAGCTAGTGGAGAAGACAGGTCAGCGAGTTCTTTTAGTCTTATCGAAGCACGATCACCTATTTCGTCACCAAGATCACGTATTAGCTGCTTTACATCATCCAATGTAACCTTGCTACCGTCAATAGGGTTTTCAGCTCCTTTAGGACGTGGCGGGCGCTGCACAGGAGGTTGCCCAAGATCAGGTCGATTCGGAACAGCCTCTTCAAACACTTCATCGACAGCCGCCGCCCTTCTTGCTCTCAATTCAGCTTGATACTCAACTTGCTTCTTTGTGACCATAGGAAGATTGTCAAAAAGCTCTATCTGAGGAGAACCTTCAACAAACAGATCAGTTTGAGCGCGATCTCCTAAACGAGGAGCGCTAGGCTGCGTTAATGGTACGCCTGCTTCGTCTACAGTAGGAAGTCCTGTCTTAGAGTCCAATATAGGATCGCGAGGATTAGGAGGTACTACGTTGTTGCTAAACTTTTGCTGCCAATCCTGTACCGTGTTTATGGGACGGGTTTGTTCAACATCAGCAACGCCCGGAAGACGAGGCTGTGTAGTCAAAGGAGGTTGTTCTAAAGGTAATCCTAACTGAGTAGGCTCTTGAGCAACCGGAGCCACTGGCGTAGCGGGAGCGTCAGGGGAGGCAGCAGGAGCAGCGTCAGGGGCGACAGGAGGAGTAGCGTCTTGGGTAACAGCCCTCGCTGCCCTACGATTAGCCAGTCCCTGAGTGACTGCGCCTATACCGCCGCCGATTACACCACCAGCTCCAGCTCCTACTACAGTCCCAAATCCTACCTTGCTCCAGTCAACTCCTGTTTTTGTAGCATCAGCGTTAACTAGCGCAGTCTCTCGCGCTGTTTCTTGAGCAGCACCGTAAATACCGCCTTCAACCGCCCCGTACATACCTGCACGAATAGCAGCTTTTAACGCCGTCTTCCCTGCCATTTTGGAAGCCTGTGATGCAGCGGTTCCCCAACCAAGAGAGAGAAGACCGAAGTATGTAGAAGGATCGGTTAGAACTTCGCGTAGCCCTCGCCAAAATCCTTCTGCTGAGTAGTCAATTTTATCAAAAGAATCTACCATGAAGAGAAAGGCTTGCTTCTCTGTGTCTGACGCATTCTTTATAGACACAGCGTCAGGTACAGTACCAAGCATCAAATTGTAATTGAAGCGAGCCATCTTGTCCAAACCCCAGTTGGCCAACGCTTCATCTGAACCCTTCCAAGACCGGCCCATGCTAGATTCGTACATGATACGACTAGCACGGAGCCAGTTCTTGTTTTTCTTTATTTCGTCAATTTGAATTTTGTTTGGAATGCTGGCAGCATCAGTTTTGAAGACACTGCCGCCAGCAGTGTTTGGCTGGGAGGCAGAGGCTCTATTCTGACTGCCTGTCAGCGAGTTGAAAACGTCTTCAGCAGATACGCCTTCAATGTCATAACTGCCTTCAGGACTTAGAACAGTAACACTCAATTGAAATGCCTTTCCTTATTATTTAGGTTTATAGAGATTTTTCATATAATACTGACGAAGCGCCTCGAAATCTTTCAACCATGCTCCGTAATCAGTTTTTCTGAGCTTAGACATTTTCTTTCCTTCTTTAGACCGACGGAACGTCTTTTGATACCAACGGGAGAACTCTTGCTCAGCTTGTTGAGCAGTATTGACTTTTGTGTTATCCAGAAATTTAGAGATAGCTTGACCGCCTTGAGACAGCGCCTGCCCTGCCTGATTAAGAAGCGCAGGAACTCCTGCCTGATTAAGAAGAGCAGGAACATCTACCTTCGGTACTCGTTTCTGCGGTTCCGATATTTCAATACGTGGTTTTCCTTCGGGCTGAGCAGACGGAGCTGGCTGTTTTGCAGCCGCAGCCGCAGCCTGAGCCGGTTTCATGCGCTGAGGTACAGCAGCAGCAGTCTCCGGCGGTTGACGAACCAGTTCGTTTTCAAACTTATCCATTTCATAAGTTGTTGGACGCAATATTATTTGCTTGTATCTTCCTGTTGTAGGATCAGGGAAATTTACCAACATTGTTCCATCTTTTGCATCAGCTTTGGCTACGTAGCTATTCTTTGGAAACAAGCTTGACAACTGGTCGATGTTAAATGTTTCGATAGGAACGCCTAACTTGTTTTCAATCGTTACAAAATCTACTGCTCCTTGCTCGGTAAGCTTCCCAAAATGCTGTGCAACTTTTTGAATCCGCTCGCTTGCAGAAAGCTTAAGAGCGCTAAGAGTTGTTATTGGGTCTCCACCCTTCATATAGCTGTTAATAATTTCATCAGATATACTCTTAGCGTATTCATAAGCTTGCTTATTTGCCGTCTCAAAAAGATTAGACATCTCCTGTTGCTCTGGGTATTTACCAAACGCCGTTCTGTGTCGTTCAGCCAATGCATTTACCCTATCGAAATAAAAGTTCTTGACCAAACCAGCCCACGGTAGCTGGGATTGATTCGTTATACGATTTTGCAGCATGAGCTTCTGAGCTTGTAAGGTAGCAGGAAGGGAGTTCCCAGTCAAATTAAGAAACTTAGTAGTAATCGGCATGAGCATTTGAGACATGCCGTTTTTCCACGATGTTTCGAGGACAGGCTGAGTACCATTCTTATCAAAAGCAAACGGAGTCCTATCCATAGCAAAAGAATGCTTAATTATTTTTAGCGACCCCTTGAAACCGTATTTGCCTACAATGTTCGGATTTTTTAAAGCCATATCCATTGCCTCGTCAACGTTTTCTGGCTTCTTTTCAAATCCAATTATCTTCCATAAATCTTTCTTTGCACCATGCTGTGCTATGAACGTTTCTGTGAGCATTTCAGCACCCGCAGGAGGAGCAATGGCCAGATTCATAAAAGCTGCTTTCATGGAACTTCCGTCTTTAGTCTTAGAAAAACGCTCTGCTGCTTTCTGAGCCAAAGCAAGACGCTTGGTTGGGTCTGGTTCGTTAGCTAATTCTGTTGCTCCGGCTTCCCAAGCTTTTCTATTGCTAGCCTTGTCCGCTGCCTCCTGCAAACGTCTAGCTTGTAGTGCGATGTTTACTGCCGTAGACTGCGCCTGTATAAGCGTGGTATGATCTTCGGGTGTAAGGCCACCTGCATAAGACTGAATAAATCCAGATAAAAGATTTACGCTGTCTTGTGGATTACCAGTCCTAGCCGTAGTAAGCGCGTTATTAATGGTATTCTTAATAAGAATGCCACGAGCATCCTTAACAGATATACCATGCTTTCTAGCAAGGTTATAAGCTTCGGTATGCAGAGAACTTGGAGGATTACCGTTAAAACCGGAACGCCGGTAGTAATTACCAGCCGAGGCATATTTCGCACCCTCAGCTTTGAGTTTAATCAACTCTTCTTTTGTTATAGAAGGAGCTTTATCGCCTGTTCCTATCCAAGATCGATTCTTTGCTAGGTCAAAATGAATCCACCCTTTATAAACTCCAATACCTTTAATTCCAATAGACGAAAGAAATTTTATTGTCTCTCGCTGCTCTTTTGGATTAGTAATTGCAATGTCTAAAGCGTTTCCGTGAATATGTTGCGATCCACTAACGCCGCCAGCTTTCTTATTGTAATCTACGCCACGCTGTGCAGACGTAACACCAACCTTTCTATTTAGAAAAGTCGAAACTTGATCAAGAGCCTGTACAACACGACTATCAAGAAAACCTTTTCCACCGGCAACGCCGCTATTCTTAAAATCTTTCCATTGATAATTCCATCGCGTAGTTCCTTCTGGAATGCCAGATGTTTCCGTAAAAATCACACCTGATTTCATAGATGAGATGTGCTGAGCTTTTCGATAATACGGATTTTGAAGCTTCATCCGATTGTTTATTTCGGAAAGGACTTCATTAATTGACTTTCCCGCATAAAGGTTGTGATTATTTAGAATAGCATTACGAGTGTTTACATCATAATTCTTATAAAGATCGTAAACGTGTTGTCCGCCTTTGCCAGCAGCTATGTCTTTCAGTACGTTTGTTCCACCACCATCTCCAAGATTCCAAAGAAGATAAATTTCAGATGTTTTTGGAGTACGACCAAGTATAGACTTAGCTTTAGCTTCCATTCGTGGAAGTTCGTAAGCGAGAGCTAAGAAGGAGCTTTGTGAATCGCTGCGATCTTTCATCATAGCGTAAAGATCGGTACGACCGTCCTTTAACATTCTCTGCTTTATTTCGTCAAATCTAGCCTTTGTTGTCTGCGTAAACCCTCTAACTCCTGTAGGAGAAACTGCATCTGGATTCCATTTTGGATTTTCCATCTGTGTAAACTGAAACAATTTAGCAGCAGTGCCTGAAAAATCACCTCCCGCTCCTACAACAGCTCTAACAGCAGACTCAGCCATTATACGGTATTGACGGGGAACAGAGAGAGTGCTTGCGTCATAATTAGCATTTGCCCTACCAGCGTCTGAAAGAGTTTTCATATACTCTTTCAAGGCTCCTTCAGAAGCTTTGTCAGACGCTGACAGTATTGACGAACGAAATCCACGCAAGGAAGCTTCAGAGGCATTTGGATTTTTTGCTATATAAGCAGCTTCCAATTTTTTACCTAGCGCAAGGACAGCCTCTTTCCGCTTTGTAGCGGAGTCAGGATCATTTGCATAAGTACGCATAATGTTAGCATAGTCAGGACTCTGTAATAGAGCCTGTGTGCCTGCTCGAAGACCCATCGTATTCTCGCCCTGTAGACGGACTAATGGGGTAGGACCGTTAGTCCCCCCAAACATACGAGCCATTGCACCCCACACTCCTCCTGTAGGGTTCTCATCTCTGAATTTACGAACGTCATCTCCTGCTGCTACAGCTTGCCTGTAAGCAGCATTAGTTATATCTTGCTGTTTTCTCTCAGCTTGGCTAACAGTATTAGTAAACCCAGCCATAGCTCTAGTAAGAGCTGCTGCATTAGACATAGCGCTGTTATACTGAGCAACGACTCCGCTAGCACTCATAGGAGACGTGGCAGTAGCCGTTATACGTGAGTTACCTCGGTTCAACAAAGTCTCACCACCCCCGTAGGGATCATTATAGGGTAAAGCCATTATTCCTCCTATGCGACGCCTTTGACACCAGCTCCTGCTATACCAAGACCCATCTCAGCGAAGATTGTTCCTTCGTCCTTGAACGGAAGTTTCGATATGTTAGCCGCTGCTCTGTTTTGTGCATCAAGACTAGCGTACTGTGTGCTTGATATAAGATCATCGCGTTTGTCTCGTACAATTGCTTGGTTTTCAGCACTTACCTGATAAGACTGGGCTTCCAAATCTTGAAAACTTGTCGAAGCAAACTGAACGCCAGCAGCACCTGCTCCTGCCTGAAGTTTTCCTCGTGCTGCACGTCCTTTTAACGCAGTCTGCATACCCTGTTGATTAAGGGACTTCGTATCAAACTGAGCTTTTTCTGCGAGTCTCTTGTAATTCTGAGTAGCTGCTACTCGTTCACTCTGGTGATAAGCAGCAGCGTTTGCGTTGTAAGCATTGGTTGCAGACAGCTTGGCAACGCCGCTTACAACTGAACTAACAGCCATAAAAGCTGCTGACAATGTACACATTTAAGTTTTCCTTATAGAAACAAATTCTAAAAATGTTTCACCGTGTGGCGGTAAATGTATCGACCGTAGGAACTTAAATCCTAACCAGTGCAGCCAATCGTGGTGAAGTGTATTTTTTGAATACGTATAGTTGTAGAAGCCTTCTTTATTAGCTTCATCATACAAAATGTTTAAGAACGGCTTGCACCGTCTGAGAAAAGTAATCTTGTATTTAGCTATGTCTTCCGTGCCGAGCATCCAGAGGATTCCTAGACGCTTGCTGATAGGACTTTCGCTAACTCCAAGTATCGCTGCTGGAACGAAGTCAACTGGTCTAACAAGAGAGTAAGCTAGGTTACAATTTTGAAAACTCTTAGACAGAGCGTCGTGTGGCGTGAGTCCACCAGCTACGCATTCATCTCTGTCTTCTGTCCTCATGTTGTCAGACACAAAGTTAACATCGTCCCAAGTCGCAGCACGATAGAAATTGTATGTCATATACGCCTTACTGCTTTGGGTGACATTATCCCGCTCCATTCCGCAGAGCCAAAAGCTGACGGGAATGGGCTGTCGTTCTTGATCAAGATACGTGCTTTCAGGTTCTCAGCCATAACTGGAACTCTAAAGCGACCTGAAGAGAACTGGACGCTACCTAGAGTAGAGGCAGAAGAGCCTAAGATCGTTCCTACGTATGTTGACGTAGCTACATCCCTGCCGGGAGTAATCACCTCTGTTGTGAAGTAGGCTGAATCGTGATGTTCCAATGTAAGGTAACGAAGCTGCAACCTACC